GATGAAACAATCGCAAGCAAGACGCGACGGCCTCGGCATTCGTTGTCCGCAGTGCGGCTGCCGGCACTTCAAGACTACCCATACCGAGCCGCTGCGCGACGGCCGCATCCGCCGGCGCAAGGCTTGTCGCCACTGCGGGCGGAAGCTCGTCACCTTCGAGGCCCCTCCGGCCGTCAATCCCTCTTCGGATCGCTACCTGTAGCACGATTTCGGCATTTCGACCGCTCCCTGCGTCAACTCGCGCCCGAACTGCAAAGGTCTATCGGTAGAGGCCGGCGGTCGGCCTGTTCTACCGGGAGCACACCTTCATGGCCGAGCTGGACGACACGATCCGCCAGAACGCCCAGGGGCCGGCGAAGGCCGCGGGCGACGCCGGCAGCGTCGAACAGCACCCGTTGCCAGACCAAATCGAAGCCGACCGCTACCTCGCATCGAAGGAAGCGGCCAAGGACAAGAAGCGCGGCCTGCGCCTCAACAAGCTCGTCCCGCCGGGGGTCAACTGAGTGTTCCGCTGGTTGTCCAACCTGTTCACCTCGAAGCCGCCTTCGGCGTCGCCGCGCCGGGCGCTGCGAATGCTCCGCGCCCGCTACGACGCGGCGGTGAGCAACGACGACAACCGCCGGCACTGGGCCAACGCGGACGGGCTTTCCGCCAATGCCGCCAACAGCGCCGAGGTCCGCCGTGTCCTACGGAACCGTTCCCGCTACGAGGTCGCCAACAATAGCTACGCTCGCGGCATCGTGCTGACGCTGGCCAACGACGTGATCGGCACCGGGCCGCGCTTGCAGATGCTCACCGATGACGTGGAGGCCAACCGCAGCATCGAGAAGGAATTTGCGAGCTGGGCCAAGGCGGTCGGCTTGGCCGAAAAGCTCCGCACGATGCGGATGGCACGCGCCACGGACGGGGAATCCTTCTGCATCCTGACCAGCAACCCGAAGCTGCCCACGCAGGTGCAGCTCGATTTGCGGCTCGTGGAGGCCGACCAGATCTGCACGCCGGACTTGAGCGCGATGGACCAGAACGCCATCGACGGTATCGTCTTCGACGCTGCTGGCAACCCGGTCGAGTACCACGTGCTGCGTGAACATCCGGGCGAGACGGCGCGGCGGTTCATCCTCGAGTACGACCGTTTGCCGGCGTCGTCGGTCATCCATTGGTTCCGCGCCGACCGCCCCGGCCAAGCGCGGGGCATCCCGGACATCATGCCGGCGCTGCCGCTGTTCGCACAATTGCGGCGCTTCACTCTGGCCGTGATCGCCGCCGCTGAGACCGCCGCTGACTTCGCGGGCATCCTCTACACCGATGCGCCGGCGGGTGGGGAGTCGGAAGCGGCCGAGCCGTTCGAGCCCATCGAACTGGAGCAGCGGGCGCTGGTGACGATGCCCGGCGGCTGGAAGATGAGCCAGCTTCAAGCCGAGCAGCCGGCAACCACTTATGCCGAGTTCAAGAAGGAAATCCTGAACGAGATCGCCCGCTGTTTGAACATGCCGTTCAACGTCGCGGCGGGAAATTCGTCGGGCTACAACTATGCCTCCGGCCGACTCGACCATTAGACCTACTTCAAAGCGATCCGCGTCGATCAGGCACATCTGGAGTGCGTCATTCTCGACCGCATCTTGGTCGCGTGGCTCGATGAAGCGGCGCTGATTCCGGGCCTCCTGCCCGCCAACCTCGGCCCGTTCGTTGACTGGTCCCACCAGTGGTTCTGGGACGGGCAGGAACACGTCGATCCCGCCAAGGAAGCATCGGCCCAGGCGACTCGCCTGGCCAACCACACGACCTCGCTCGCGCACGAATACGCCCGGCAAGGCCGGGACTGGGAGGAGGCTCTGCGCCAGCGGGCCAAGGAAGTCGCGCTCATGCAGGAGTTAGGCCTGACCGCCGCCACGGCCACGCAACCGCCGTCCGATGACAAGGACAAGCCCGAGGACGAAAAGGAAACGCTCGATGAAGAAGCCGAACTCGAAGAGCAAGCCGCTTGAGAACCGGACGCTGAACCTGCTTGCCGCCTCGGTCGAGCTGGAAGCGGCTCCCGCCGACGGCGAACCGCAGAAGCTGCGGCGCTTCACGATGACCGCGTACACCGGCGGGGCCATGCAGCTTGCCGGCTGGCGCTATCCCGTGGTGGTCGATCTGCAAGGGTTGCAACTCGGCAAGCAGCGCCGGCCGATTCTACTGGACCACACGCGCGACGTGGACTTCGTGATGGGGCAAACCGACTCCATCGCGGTGATGAACGACCAGCTCGTGGTCGCAGGCCAGGTCATGGGCGATTCGCCGAAGGCCCGGCAGGTAATCGCCCTCAACGACAAGGGCTTCGGCTGGCAGGCGTCGATCGGTGCGCGGGCCGACCAGGTCGAGTTTGTGCCGGAGGGGAAGACCTCACAGGCCAACGGCCGGGACTTCCCCGGACCGGTCAACATCGCCCGGCGGGCCACGCTCGGGGAAATCAGCTTCGTGGTGCTCGGCGCGGACGAGAACACCTCGGCCCAGATCGCCGCCAGCGCCGACCAATCGAAGGAGACCGCAGACATGGACTTCACGAAATGGCTTGAATCCCAGGGCTTCACGGTGGACTCCCTGAGCGAGCAGCAGACCAAAAACCTACGGGCGATCTACGACGCCCAGGCCGCCAGGCCCACCGGCGATCCCGAGCCGAGCCCCGCCGCAACGATCCGCGCCGAGGCTGCGGCCGAGGCCAAGCGGATTGCCGCCGTCCGCAAGATCTGCGGCGGCAAACATGGCGAGATCGAGGCGAAGGCCATCGAAGAGGGCTGGGACGCCCCGCGCACGGAATTGGAAGTTCTCCGGGCCTCCCGTCCGCAAGGACCGGCGATCCAGACGGGCGGCAAGGCGCCCAGTGCCCAGGCCATCGAAGCCGCCTTGTGCCTGTCGGTGCGGATGTCCGAGGAGAAGGTCCTGCGGTGGTACGGCCAGCAGACCGTCGAAGCCGCCCAATCCCGCGACCTGCGCGGCATGGGCCTGCACGAGCTGCTCTATCAGGTGATCCATGCCGCAGGCGGTCACGCCCGTCCGGGCCGGATGAACGATGACACGATCCGCACTGCCTTCGAGGCCGATCGCACTCTGCGCGCGGCGGGAGGCGGGTTCTCCACGATCAGCCTGTCCGGCATCCTGTCCAACGTCGCCAACAAGGCGCTGCTCGAAGCGTACACGGCGGTCGAAAGCGTGGCGGTCCGCATCTGCGCCCAGGCCGACGTGAATGACTTCAAGCAGGTCACGCGCTACCGCATGACCGGCCAGGGGACGTTCGAGAAGGTCGGGCCCGACGGCGAGCTGAAGCACGCCCAGTTCACGGAAGAGTCTTACACGAACCAGATCGACACCTACGGCAAGATCATCGCCCTGACGCGGCAGATGATCATCAATGACGACCTGGGCGCCTTCCTGCAAATCCCGCGCATCCTGGGCCGGCAGTCGGCCCTGGCGATTGAGTCGGCGGTGTTCACGCTGCTCTTGTCGAATCCCGGCGGCTTCTTCTCGGCGGGCAACAAGAACTTCCAGAGCGGTGCCGGCACAGCGCTGCAGATCAGCTCGCTCACCACGGCCGAGCAATTGTTCGCCGACCAGACCGACAAGGACGGCAAGCCGATCTTGATCACGCCGGCCATCCTGCTCGTGCCCACTGCGCTCAAAGTTACGGCGCAGCAACTGATGACCGAGACGCGGGTCAACGAAACGACCACCGCCGACAAGCCCAAGCCGGCCAACAACCCGCATGCGGGCAAATGGACTCCGCTGGCGTCGACGTACCTGAACTCGCAAGGGATCGCGGGGGGCAGCGCCACCGCCTGGTACTTGTTCGCCAACCCGGCCGACGTGGCCGCGATGGAGATCGCGTACCTCCGGGGCCAGCGGACCCCGACCATCGAGTCGGGCGAGACCGACTTCGACACGCTGGGGATGAAGTGGCGCGGCTACTTCGACTTCGGCGTGGCGATGCAGGACTTCCGGGCGGCGGTCAAGAGCGCCGGCGCGTAACGCTTTGAACCAAAGGAGACCGACTCATGGCACAAGCCGTTTTCGTTCACGAAGGCGCTTCCATCGACTACACGCCCGGGGCCGACGTTGCTGCTGGCGACGTGGTGGTTCAGGGCGACCTGGTGGGCGTCGCCAAGCTCGACATCAAGGCCGGCAAGCTCGGCGCGCTGGCGGTCGAGGGCGTCTTCGACTTCGCCAAGGCGACGGGGGTGGGCACGGCGCTGGCGGCTGGCACGACCGTGTACTGGGACGACGCCGCCAATGTCGCCACGTCCACGGCTGCCGGCAACAAGCAAATCGGCAAGGTCGTGAAGGCGGCGGCGGACGCCGACGCCACGGTTCGCGTCCGCATGAATCAATGAGGACGCCATGCCCGACCTGCTGCAAACCGGATCGGATTGGCTAACCGACAAGCTCAAGGCGCACGCCGCGCGGCAGGTCGTCTATCGGCGCGGCGCACTGGAGGTCGCGGTCCTAGCCACGGTTGGCCGGACGCTGCTGAAGCTCGACGACGGCTACGGCGGCGTGCGCATGGAATGGACCGACCGCGACTTCCTCATTCAGGCGGCGGACTTGATCCTGGGCGGCTCGCCGGCCCTGCCCGAGCGCGGCGATCTGATCCGGGAAACGCAGGGGACCAAGACCTTCATCTACGAGGTCATGGCCCCAGGAAAGGAACCGCCCTGGCGCTGGTCGGACGTGTACCGGAAGCTCTTGCGGATTCACACAAAGCAGATCGGTACGGAGTGAGGCAATGGCCGACACGACGATGCGAATCGGGATGGGTTTGCTGCTCCTGGCTGCCCTGCCGGTCGGAGGCGACCCGGCCGTATGGGCGCAATGGGGGCTGGCCGGATTGGTGGTCGGCTACACCATGTGGCGCGATTGGCACCGGGAGCGGCGCATGAGCGAGGATCTGCAAAAGCACCAGACGTGGGTCCGCGACACGCTCTTGGGGGCGCTGGAGCGGAACACGGTTGCCCTGGAAAAAGTGGCCACGCTGCGGCGGGAGGCGAAGTAAGTGGCCGTCATCCTCGACATCGCCGACTCCGTGGTTGCCCAACTGAACGGGACCACGTTCAGCCAGCCGGTGACCGCCGAGCGGCACTACCAGCCGAAGTTCGAGCTGTCGGAGATGACGGACCTGAAGGTGAGCGTCGTGCCCCGGTCGCTGGCCTCGAAGACGCTCGACCGCAACCGCGACAGCTTCGATTACCAGATCGACGTGGCGGTGCAGCAGAAAACCGACATGAGCCAGGCGTCGCTCGACGCCTTGATGACGCTGGTCGAGGAGATCGCCGACCATTTTCGGACGCAGCCGTTGG